GTCGCGTCGGAGTTTTTTGCCAACTCCTCCACGTCTTGTGATGTGATGCCTGAGACCTGCAGGGCTGCGTTTACGAGCCGCTCGACGATGCCGCAGTTTTGCTCGCCGATTGCTGCGATGTCGTCGCTTGTAAACAGCGGAACACCGTAGTCATCCCGGCAGCATTTCACCACAAGCCGCTCACGGACCAATTTGGCTTTGGCGTTCGGCTTGCCATCCTTGCCCTGTTGCTCCGACTGAAACTGCGTCCATTCCTTCGCGCTCAGTGGCCAAACAGGAACAACGCAGCCTGCCCCAAATTCAGGGACGGCAACATCGAGCGGTTTTGCTTTGACGGGTTGCAGGAATTGTTCGCGGCTGATTACTGTCCTATTCGTCGTCGTCATTGTCGCCTGCCTCTTCTGTTTGCGGGGTATACCATTTCTGAATTGCCTTTTGCGCGACAGCGATCTGCTGTGCGGTCATCCCACATGCCTCGCGGCATTCGTCATCGTCGGGGACTGCGATGCCTGCCCGGACATCAGCAGCGGGACGTGCCAGCGCGTGAATCGCTGCGTCAACGATTGTCCCCGCCGCAATTACGCGGCGTCCGTTTTTGACCGTGACCAATGCAGGGTCGCACTGGTCGCCGGCGTCAACGTCTCGTGTGTATTTGCATCGCATCATTAAACCTCATCAGGTAGGCCATGTAACGTTGCCGGAGACTTTCAGTGTGACATCCGAGCGAAGCACGTCAGCCGCGTCGCCGGTCAGGTCGAGGCCAAGGCCGACCGAGTTAAACGAAATCGTGCTGGTCGCTGTGTCGGTAGCCTTGATTTTCCACGGGATCTCGAGAGCGGCGCCGGTTGTTGAAAGGTGCCCAGAGACGAGAATATCAGTCAACGCCTGATGCCCGCTGAGAGCGAGGTCATGAAGCAGCGAAAAGGTAACGCTGCCTGTTTCGGTGTAGCCGGTCGGGCTGTATTCGATGCCAACGGGGCCGTCGAGCGTTCTTGTTTCGACGTTTTCGGTTGCGCCACCAGTGATGGCAAAGTTTGTGATTTGCGCCACGGCCGTGTAATTGGTTCCGCTGCCTTGCTCCAAAATTGTGCCTTTCACTTTCATCTTTGCCATTTTGCTATTCCTTATCTGTGAAGTCAGAGGGATAAACGTGAGTTGTTTTGCCGTCGCTGCCGATTAGAGACACCATCTCTTCGAGGTGCCCAATGCGGCATGTTGGCAGGATAAAAAGGCTGTTATTTGCTGCCGCCCATTCCTGCCAGAAATAGATATCTTCATCAACGCGACCTTCGCCCCAGCCGCCATCAGGGTCAGGCTGTGGCCAGAACCACGGGCGCCCCATTTGCCTGATCGCTGACGTTCGGAGAAGAGTGAGGCCGAAGTGCGCGGTTGCCACCTGAAGTGGGTTGCGATCGATTTCAACGCATCCATCCTTATCGCTGCCGACTGACAGCAGTGGCAGCCGTGCGCCGCGTCGTGCCTGCAATGCTGCGAGTGCGTCGATGTCTGTGCGATTGTGAAACACAGTCATCAGGTGTCGCAACTGATCTGCAGTAAACCATGAATCACCGTCGATTGTCAGTATCCACTCTGCTCCCTGCTCTATTGCGGACTCCATCAGGCGCGTCATGCACTGCCCGTAGAACACGCCCTGAGCGGTCAGCAATGGGATGCCGATCTGTCGCAGGGCTGATTCGATTTGCGTACGCGCGGCTGTGCACTCCCATCGCGGAAGAGTCATGACGGCGATCAGTCGTACGCTTGCGGTGGTCACTTTCGTGCGGCCTTTCGTTCCAATTCGCGAACTGAATCACGCAACCGTCTTGCGGCTGCCTTTTGCATGGCTTTCAGCGTTGTTTGTTTTGTCTTTGAATATGCGTTTGGAACCAACGTTAATTGCTGTGTTGCCATTGTGCCGGTTGGTGGCTTGCCGGCCAATTTCTTGCGGACGCGCGGCGGATTGCCGAGGCCTGCGCCGAGAATCCACCAGTGAATATTTTCGCCTGAGATTCCAACGCCGCCACGATTTCGACCACTTCGCACAGCCTCTTCCGCTCGCAACTTACCGACGTTAAAGCCCACCTTTGCAGCTTTGAGTCCTTTTCTTACGCTCCGTTTGAGCACGACACCAACAGTCTTGCGAACGTGTTTGATCTTCGGGGACAGGTCTGCTTTGATTTGCTGCGCGACAACATTTAGACCGGCCTTCAATGCTGAAGATGCAATTTTTTGAGCTTGGAAGTCAAGCCGATTGAAATTGGCTGCGAGTTGCTCGATGCCTTCGATTTCAAATTTAACTTGCATCAGGAGGCCTCCACTTCAACAGCGATCTGGATATTCGCCACGAACATCCGCTGTTGACTCAGTGCGTTTTTGTCGGGTTGCGCCTTTGCGGTGTCGTCGATCTCAAAAACCATTACGCGGCGGTCAGCGGAGCGGAAGTTGTTGAGTCTCTGAAATATCCTGCGGGTCAGTAGTTTCAGCGGGTCGATTTCGTCGGCCGTTAGGGCCTGCAGTTTTTTGCGCACCCATACACGGATGATGTGCCTGGTGTTGTCTTCGAGGTCACAAGTTTCTGTGAGTTGTTCCTCTGATTCATGGCAAACATCCACGCGAAGTTCGGAAACTTCTTCAAGTGGGTCCACAAGCAAATCAGAGTAGGTTGCTTTGAGTTCCAGTTCGTAGGCTGTGCCGGAATTGATGCGGTTCACGATTGCCTGGCAGGCTTCTGTTGATGGTGCGATTGTGACGGCCATCATTGCACCTGCTTACTGTGTAGGCGGGTCATCTGTGGCGACGTGACACGAAACACCTTCTCCCCGCCGAATGGCTGCAACTCGTATCGCTTGCCACCAACTGTAATGATGTCGCCGGCTTGCGGTATCGCATACGGCAGGGCGGAAGTCCTTGCGATCCAGTCAGTTGGCCGGATTTCAATTACTCCGCCGCTGCCGTTGTCGATGAATTGCGAACGTCCTGGACTGCGTCGGAGGGTGATCGTGGTTGACTCTGTGCCGCGAATGTAAATGCAGGACTCACCCGCTTCGGTAAGCAGGTCGTCTGTCATGTCTCCAATCGCGTCATCGAAGTCGCTCACGGATCACCTCTAAGATTAGCGAGCATCAGGAACCAGAGCGGCCTGAGCGGCGCCGAGTTTTGTCAGCCCAGTGACAATCCAGAAGCCGCTCTTTGTGTAGACGCAGGTGTAGAGGGCTTCCGCGGTCAGTGCGAGTTCGTTGGTGGCGCCAACAGTCACTTCGTTCACCTTGTCAGCAGCGACTGCAGACACCAGTTCGCAGGCGGTTGTGCCGACGAGGATTCGCAGAATCTGGCCAATGAATCCGGCTGGCAAACTGATCTGGTGATTTGCATCCGTGCTGGTGACGGTGGCAAACGAGGTGCCGGCAGGAATGAGGCCCGTTGTGAGGCCGTCTGCGGTTGCCGTAACAGCGGACTGCTTTGGCGGAAGGCCTGCGTTCAGGATCACGAGACAAGTATTGTCTCCGCTTGCCTGAGCCTGCACAGCGATTCCCATGTATGTCCCGTTGCCAGTCTGATTGGCTGCGCCGCTGCTTGCGTCGCCACTGTCGGGGCTGCCAGTTGGATTCCAGTAAATCGGCTGGCCTGCGACGATGGCGCCGGTGGACTTTGGCACTTGAAAGATGCCGTCAATCTGCAAGGCGCCTTTTTCGCTGGCTGCAAGGTCAGTGGGGACAACGCCGACGATGCCGCCGGAGACAACCACGTCGCCACCAGTCACGGCTGCGGCGGGTGTGTAGTCCACAGCATCGTCTGAGCTGTGGAGAAAAGCAGGACTCTGAGCCATAATATAAACTCCTGAGAGGATGATTCCGAGAGATGCCCGGCAGCACTCGCCACCGGGCTTTGTGTGCGATTAGGCGGCGTTATGCGCCGCCTTTGGACCTGATGCCGGCAAGGTATTCAGACTGCGAACAGCCGAAGTCGTGGTATCCGCGAAGCTGAATGCCCAAGGTGTTGAAATCGGCGTCGGCAGATTCAACGGTTGGGCTGCGCTGTCCATTGAGGAACGAAACCACGACGGGCTTCAGGATGTCGTCGAACAGGTACCAAGCGGTGGAGGAATAGCCGCCACCGTAAGCACTGTCGGAGAGTTCCGTTGCAATCACAGGGCGGTACTTGCCGGCGTGAATGTTGGTGTCGCTCACCTTCACGGCTGCGAGGTTGCGAGCCACATAGAGAGCTTCAGCGACGCTTTCCAGTTCCGGTGGAACAAGCAGTTTTGTAGGCTGTCCACCGAGGGTCATGCGGCTGGTCGATTCTGCACCAGTCACGAGCGGCGAGAGACGCTTGCGGAAGGCCTGCACGCCTGCACTGAGGCCAACGCCGTCGGTGCCGAGGTTGGTTGTGCCGCCTTCGATGTAGTTGGTGCGGGCGGTCGTCCAGAAGGTCGTGTGATTGCTGAGGAACGTCGTCCACACAAGCCGATTCAGGCGACGGGCTGCACCACGGCCGAGGCGGGTGCGAAGGTCGTCGAATGCGCCGAGGTCGTCGTTGATGATGTCGCGGCGGGTGAGGCTGAACATCTTCGCGTAAGTGTCAGCGGATCGAGTGTAACTTTCCTCGCTGATCTTGCCGTACTTAATGACTCCACCGGGGCCGAGTTCCTCGTATTCCATATCATCGAGGAGGCGGTAGGACGTGTGGGTTTTGAAGTCGCTGACGGACTTAATCTCAGCGATTTCGGTCCAGTTGTTGGCCACTTCTTCGAAGCCCTGCAGCAGTTCCTTGTTGGCCAGGTTGCTGAAGATGCCGGGAAGGCTGACGGTTGAGAATCCGGCCTGAATGTTTCGGCCGAATGCGTAGGTCATCACTTCGCGCAGGTTGCCGTCGTGGAGTTTGGTTCCCGGCGTGACCGACATGCCGTTTGCGGCGGCGGCCATCAGCATCACTTGCTGGAGGCCAATGCGTCCGCGGAACTGCGTCTGTGCGGCCTGAAGTTCGGCGTCTGTGTATTCCTTCTCCGTGCCCTTGTGGCCACGGGCCATTGAAAGGCCGGCCTGAAGGATGCGGGATGGATCACCGCCGTTTTGCGCGGAGACGAACGACGTTGGGCGAGTGCGGCCGCTGGAGACTTGCCGCTTGAGGATTTCCAGTTCCACCTTTTCGGCCGACCAGTTGTTTTCGAGCGCGGCAGCGATCACGTCGGGGTGCCCGGCGGCCTTTGCCTGAATCTCGGCGTGCTGGCGGTGAATGCCGGCGATCTCGCGGCGGAGCTGTGCGGCTGCTGTCAGGTCGAGCGTTGCGCCTGCAGCAGCGGTTTTCTGTTCGGGCATTTGTGCTGCTGACATAGCAGGCATTTCCTTTTTCTCGGGGTCGGTGTGTTCCTCAGCCTGCACGGGCGGGGCTGACTTCATTTCCCACGCCTTCATCAGGGTGGATTTGTTTTCGGGGGTCATGTTGTCCAACGATAACCCCAATTCCTTCAACCAGTCTTCAAATGACACGGCTGCACCTCTGAGCATTGCGGCAGCCGCGGCTGCCAGGTTTACCGCGGTGGCGCCATCTGCTCCCATCGGAAGCACTGACGTTTCGCGGAGGACTGCACGACGAGCGAGAATGAACGGGCCGTTTTGGATGCGGCCATTCACCTCAACAGACTCACCGGCTTTGACTTCGATTTCGTCGATGATTCTGGCGCCAATACTGGCTTGCCATTGATGCCCGGCTGCGCCTTGTTGCAGGACGCCTTGCACTTTGTTGGATACGCCTGTAACAGGGCCTGCCAGCATTAGGCTGCGGCCGTCGTTCTCGATCGTGTCTGTGACGCCCAGTGTTGCCTCAACCGTGTTCTGGTGATCCAGCAGGATCGGCACGTTTCCCGGGGCTTCGAGTCCTGCGAGGTCAACCACGACAGGCAAATCAAAACCACTTACCGGCAGCGGTCCGCCAGTGTAGGCAAGAATGGAAAAGCGGCGGGGCTTTGTGCCTTCAGCGGCTTTGAGTGTGAGCGGTGCGGTCAGTGCGATTGGCTTCATTCTTCATCCCTCGCGTCCATTTGTCGGCTGACTTTGCCAGCCCATGCTGCACCTGCGTCGCCGCCCCACAGAGCCCATGCAATGCGGCCAGCCGACGGGAAACCGTCTTCACCAGGACTCCAGCCTTGCCCCTTCTTGTCCACTTCGTGGCGGGCAAAATAAGACACCATGCGGCCGATCGTCTCGGGACTCATGGCGTCGCCGTTGCTCAGATTGCGAGCCCTTGCCACACCCACAGCAGTGCCGCCGCGGTTGTATTCGCGTCGCCACTCCAGCCCCTTCGCGGCTTCCTCGCGAACACCTGCGGGCGGGGTGAAGTCAATGCTGTCGTATTTGCCGGCGGCCTTCAGGCTTGCGGCTGCTTCAATTTCACTGAGTTCGTCATCGCTGACTTCGTCTTCCAAGGCGTCGTCGATCAGGGCTGTGATGCGTTCAGCGCTGAGGCCGATTGATGCCAGTGTTTGCTCCGTGAATGCCCGTGAGGCTGTGCCTTCGGTCAGTTCGTCCAATGCGCGGCGGATGCGTTTTTGGTTGTTTGAAAACGCTCGCTGTCCAATGGTTGTGTATTCACCGGCGGCCTGTGCAGGCGCTTGGAGCGGTTGAGACGCTGACAGAGGCGCCGCCGGCTGTTGTATTCCGAAGGTCTTAACGAAAACGGCTCGCTTGTATTCTTCGACGGAAACACCGAAGTCGGCAGCAGCGCGGGCTGCTTCCATTTCCCAATCTTTGCCACGTCGTGCGTGTTCTTCTGAGAGTGTCGATTGACCAGTAGACAGTCGGGTGGCTGCGGCTGAAGCGGCTTCTGTTGCGTCGAGTTCTGGGAGCGGCGGCCATGTCCATTGGTGAGCGATTTCGGCGATGCTGGGAAGGCCTGCGAGTAGTCCCGGGACAAACACCGCGGACTCCAGAAACCACAGCCAAACACGATCCACAATTGCCCACGTAATGCGGTCGCGTTCGACGTGAACTTCGGGAGCCCAGACGTTGGCCATGTCGCCTTTGAACGAGCTGAAATTCGCGTCTTTGCCGGTGCCTGCTGCGAGCGTGTACGGCATGTTGGTACAGCGGCAGAAACTCATGAGAGCCTGTCGCTGAAACATCTCGTAAAGCGGGCCGGGCTGCTTTGGTTCTACTTGTCCGATCTCCCAGCCTTCCGGCAAGGTGGTCAGCATGTTCCGGGTCAACTCGATCTCAGCGAAGTCTGCCGGGCTGGCTGCTGGTGTTGCAGCTGGGCTCGTGCTCTTGAGATACATGGCAAAGTTTGCGGCTGTCTCTGCGCTGTACAGCGTCGCAAGTTCCTGCCGTCGCATGATTGGCAGGGTCTGCAGCGCCGGTGTTGCCCGCGGAATACCTCTGGTTTGCCCTGGGCGCTCGGCGCGGAACAGGTGCAGGACTTCACTGGCAGGATACCAGTTGCCGCTGAGAAGGCTTACCGGCGCCGTCGAGCCGGGGTGGCTGTCGTAGACGTAGAATTCAAGTTCATTCAATGACTGATCGAATCGCACGCCATCATCAACGAATGGGTCTTGCAATTGCGATTGCTGCCACGGCATGGCGATCTGATCGGCTTCGAGCGGGAGCAGGTCGAGGCTGAGTGGATACCACTTTGGCCGATCCGATCTCATGACGAAGACTTCACCGTCTCGCCAGTATGCCTCAACGGCGGTCCGCAGGATGTCCGCAAAATCTACGCGGGCGGTCCATTGTCGCCATGCCAACTCCAGCCGTTGATTGGCTGCGGGGTCTGGCGTGAGGACCTGCAAGCGCGGGCCACTGCCGACGATATGATTCACTGCGGTCCGCAGAATGCCAGCGTACCACGAGTTGTTCTCGGACTCGTACCGGCTGCGGATACGGACAACACGGCGAACGGCGGGAGACAGGGCGGCGCGGGCTGCGAGGCCGTCGGCGTGCGTCCAGTGCCTGCGATTTTCTGGTGTGGTCTGCGCGAGGTCAAACTTTGCGCGGACTTCTCGCGGCCGCTCTGGCGTGCGTTGCGTAATGACTGCTGCTGATCGTCCACCGCGTCGGCGTCCCATTAGTGCCCTCCCGGCGGGACGATGCGCGTGATCATTGCCCGAAGGCCGGCAGCGGGATCTGTTGTTGCCGTTTTGCTGGCGAGATGTTTTTCGTAGGCGATCAGCTCGCTGAGCGATCGACGTGCAACCGTGACGCCGTCATTGGAGACAGAGGCGGCCTTTGCGGCTTCGTCGGCGAGGATTTCGGCGGGAGTACTCATGCCCGCAGGATTGCAGGCGAGCGGCGGTGTGTGAATAGCGAGGTGGCATTACTGCCAACTATTCGCGGCAGGGGTCGCTGAATGATCGTTTACCAATCCGCTCACGCGTACCCACGATTCGCTCTGAGGTCGTATTGATGCGGCCGCACTTTGTGCAATGCCTTTCCCTCAGAATGAATCCCGGGGTTGTGCGGGTGTGGCTGACGCGCGGCAAATGCTCCCCGCAGTGCTGGCATGATAGCCCACTGTGCGGGAGCTGAAATTGTCGGCGCTCGTCATGCACGGACGGCTCCCGGTAGAGCGAAGGTCCTGCGTTCGGCTTTGGCGGGTCGCTCCCCTGCCATCCCCACTCCGACGATGCTCGCTCCGACACAGCAACCGACATAGCAGTCCCACCAGTCATTATCGCGTCCAGGTATTGCCTCCCATACCACTCCTGCGGCTCCATCATAACTCATCTGCTTTGGATTTTCGCTAGTCAAATGCTCCACCAGCAGCCGATTTGCGCGGTCTTCGGTGCCTGGGAGCAGGACTGCAGACGGTGCGCCGATGGTGGTTTGGAGCCTGCGGGCGGCGTGGCTCTTCCAGATGTTGGTGTCGTATTGAACATGGGTCGGGGTCTCGCTTCGCTTCTCAACCCAGTATTGCCCGTTCTGCCTGTCTTTGTGCTGGTCGCCCCATAGATGTACTGGCTTGCGGCCTGGTTTTGGCGCGAAGCCCTTCGAGGGCCGGATGCGGTTGCGGTTTGCGGATGCCATGATTTGCGATTCGATGCGGGGTTTTTGCTGGCCGTCCGCCCAGTCTTTTAGAATGATGTCGAGGCCGGGGAATTGGCGCAGCAAGTGGGCTTCCAATTCGTTATGGGCGTGCGTGAATGCCTCTTCCCATGATGCGTTCGGGAGTTGCTGGCTGATCTTCGCAACGAGGTCTGATTTGTAAAAAGTGGGCCGCTGCTGATCTGGCCATGTGCCGTAGTCAATGATGATTCCACTGAAGTCCTTTTGCCAGCCGCACACCATCCACCACAGGACTTGGTCAGAGCTGTCGATGAAGGCTGTGAGGTAGTTCGCCTGCGATGGCACAACACCACGAGGAACGCGGCTGATTCGCGTGATGATTTGCTGGCTGTCGAGTCGCATTCCGCTGCTGTCTGCAGGGGCGCCGCCTTCTTGCTGGATTTCGCGGCGGAAAAATTCTGGATCCAGGGCGCGGACTGTGAGGAGTGATTGCAGGGCTGAAAGTTCATCGGGCAACTTGTCATGCTCCCATGCCACCTTGCCGCCGGCGTCCATCTCGTCGCGGTTTGCTGAGTAGAAGGCCTGAGCGGCTCGCTTGCCGTCTTTGGGCGTGTCACCTGTGCCGAGGAGCGCCGCGTAGCGGTCCCACAGGTCGGATCGGTCGGGCATTCGCAGGACGGACTTCCATATTTTGCCGTGCCAGTCTGGGTGCCTCTTGCGATCCATGAATCGTTCGGTGAGGTCCTGATGTTGCCGGACTGTGCAGACCATGATGGAGGCCATTTCCTTCCCGAGGCCTGCAAGCCCCATGAAGGTCTTTGTAATCAACTCTTCACGTTCGTCGGTCTGGAGTGGGCTTTGAGCGGATTGCGGGGTCTGCACGTCGTCAAATACGAGCAGGTCAGGGCGGACAGAAACGCCGGCGGTGTTGACGTATGAGAGGCCGGAAACGTCGGTAGACATCAGCGAATAGGGTGCGATGCGGATCTGGTCGCAGTCCGTGCCGGGAATGTCAGGGAATACGATGCAGCCGCGGGAGTCTTTTGGATGCAGTGTGAGTAGACGACCATCGAGACGGAATTGGCGCTTAGGCTGCTTCCATTTCAAGACCAGTGGGCCGATCTCGGGGAAGTCATCTGCGAGTGATTGGCTGCTGGCCATCAGGGCGAAGAAGTTGTCACGGTGTTCGGTGCCTTTGTCGTCAGTTGCCCCCACGAGGACAATGAATCGGCGGTGCCCATAGACTGCTGCCCAGATTGCTGCCACGCGGGCGCAGGTTGATTTTA